CGGCGCCCATCAAGAATAAGGCGGCGCCGAGAGCAAGAATAATCGGATAAGTTACTGCTGCTGCAGGTGCCATTGTCAGCATCATATACGTAAAGCCTAACATGGCGGCGCCGATTAACACAAGAGCGACACTTACTCCAATCATCTGATCGACACTTAAAAGAGCAAACGATTCAGCTAATTTTGAAACTCCCCAAGCAGCCAAGCCCAAGCCAGCGCCCATCATTAATACTGCAGCTCCAACTGCTAAAATTACCGGCACTGATTTTGACATTGCTGCTAAGTTTCTCATTCCAGCGTTACCCATTAAATTGGCGGAAAGTGCTGCGCTTCTTTCAACTGCAGCTTTGGCTGATATGACACCTGTGAGAAGTATAGTCAAAGTCTTGTACGCAACCCAGCCAGCAAGAAAGGCTGGCCAATTTGCTAGCATGTAGCCAATATAGCCCATTACTGTTTTTATTGGATCTATGAAGCCCTTAACCGAAGTCTCAAGCTCTTTAAATGCGTTATCGTTGCTGAGAACTGCATCTGCCCATTCGTGAAATTTATCTAAAACCGGCAGCAAGAGAGGCGTTAATTTAGCTATAATAGTTTGAAACTTTTCTTGTAATGTCGCCATTTGCTGCTGTTTCTTTGCCATCTCTTCATAGTCTGCGGATGTTTTTCCTATTTCTCCACCAAGGGTACTCATATCGCCCGACATCATCATAGCTAATTCACTGACGTCACTTAGACCTAAAGAATCGGCATAGAACTTGCGCTGGTAGTACGACATGTCGTCAAAAGATAATCCAGCATTTAAGAGAGAGTCTCGGAGCATTTCAAAACGCTCTACTGGATCGGTTGCTGTCATCAGATCCATTGCATTTACAAAGTTTCCACCCAAAGCAGCGTTAAGTTTACCAGCTTGAGTTGCGGCGCCTTCAAATGTATCAAACTTATCGGTCATTTGCAACAATTTGCCCATTTCCAAACCAGTGATTTTAGAAACTCTTGCCAGATCTTTGAAAGCCTTTTCTCCATCTTTGCCTAGCTTAGCTAAACTGCCGCCAAACTTGGCATAGTCAGAAGCCAACTGCTTAGGAGGTACCCCTAAATCAATCGCTGTCGCTGTCAGTTCTCTCATTGTTTCAGCTGCTTCTCTGGGACCCTGACCCATTACCTTTGTAGCAAGTTCCATTCCTTTAGCGGCATCCTGAACAGCAACTCCATATTTGCTCAGCATTGTTACAGTGTCACCTATCTCGGCGCGCTGTTCAGCGCTGAGCATAGTGAAAGTGCTCATGCCCGAATATAGCCCTTCCCAGGCGGCAGAGGTTTCCTTTATGCTTGCAGTAAATTCTCTAGTTCGTGTATAAGAACGAGCTACTTCGTTTCCAAATTCACGGTTAGCGCCCGTTGCTCTTTGAAACGCAGTGCGCATTCCATCAATCTCAAACATAAGACCGATTATATTATTGATAAATCCAGTAATAATTCCACCAGCCAAAGCACCAAGAAACGGCATCACGCCCTTTGCGCCGGCTTCTTTAAAAGTCTTGCCAATGGCTGCTATTTTTTTAACGTTAAAAAGAGGGTGTGTTTTATAAACAGACATGCTGCCAGAAATGCTGTCGTTCATTCCTTCAATTTTCTTAATTGCCGCATCGCGCGCGGCGTTTGATCTTTTTAGAGCATTTGCTTCTTGCTCAGCAATTCGGACTTTCTCTCTGAGAGCTGCGAGTTCTTCTTCAGTGGCATCAGCTTCTGACTGTCTTAAAGTCAGCTTCATTTGTGCGACACGAACCTCTTGATCTGCAATTTGTTGTCGCGAGCGATCGCTCTTTTCCATGCTTTGAAGGCGCGCAAGATATTCTTCGGCATTCGACACGTCTTCGGCTGTAATCACTCTGGCGCCAGCAGGCGCAAAACCACCACCGCCGCCGCCTGCTCCACCAGGAGCGGCCGCAAAACCATCGACAATTCCCTGCGCTACCGCAGCTTGTATTTCTTCTAATGAAAATTCAGCCATTGATCGTAAACACCTATACTAGTACTAAAAATAAATAGTTTCATAAAAAAAAGCAAGACAGAATCATCTTGCTTTATTGCTGGTGCTATATGGCGCATTTGGAGGGAGCGATGGCTGATTTTGAGCGGTTAAAGTTTGAGATTTTGAGGAACCGGAACCTTTGCTTGCATTCTCTATGGCTTCCCTTTCTTCATCTAGTTGTTTAACGAGCCTTAGAACAAACCACTTTCTTAGCCCAATTGGCAAGCTATATGCTTCACTAAAGCTCCATCCGCCAGCATATTTTAAATAGAAGAATTGTTCATATACATCTTCCATATATTCATCGGTCAGGCCAAAAAAAGTCCGCCGTAAGCGGCACCTCCATTTGCTCTTCGTGATCACAACTTTCACAAGCAAAATGCTGTGTTAAGTCAATATCTGGAGCCACCTGCTTATATGCTAATCTAACGTGTCTAGCGTCCATAGAAGGAATGTTCTCAATAGTGTAGTTAATCGCCTCTGGAGTACTATTTCCATTAACGGAAACCAGTGTGCTTCTTAAATGTCTTGTCACTGCGCGTTCGTGCTGGTTTCTGTTTTTTCGATCTGCTTCAACGCCTGCAAGAAAAGACTTTTCTGATTTTCCAGTTAGTAGGCGAAAAGTTATGTTTAACTTAGTCTTGGGTAACTGAGTGGTAAAAGTGCCGTCTTGATTATTAGTAACCTCAAGCCCCTCTTCAAACTCTCCATGATATACATGCGCATGATTTAAGTCGAATTTATATTTCTGCACAGCATTGCAGCTTGGACAAGCAACTGATGTATCATATTCGTTACCATATCCAGAAACTCTAGCTGCAATAATGATCGCATTTCTATCACCAACCAGCAAGTTATCTGTCGTAATTCTTTTATCAACAATTACATTTGATAATACTCTATCTAGCGCTACTCCTTTCTTAAGCAAGGTTCTGGAAGTTAGAATATCCTCTTCCTTAGCGGTCATTTGTCTGACTTCAATGCTATCTTCTCCGCGAAGCGGATGATCTTCGGGATAAAATTTACCCTGCGAGGGCAACTCTACAAATTCAGTAGGCACCACAAATGAAAAACCGCCCCCATCGTCGTGATGCTTTTGAGGGGGTGCGTCCGTGTTAGGATGTTGTGACCCTACACGATTCTTATTTCTTGACAATATACACCTCTTGTTATGTTATATTATAGTATAAATTTAGCTTTCTGTTAAGAGCTTTCTGTTAAGCCGAAAAATTCTGTTCCGCCTGCGCCGGCAACGGCGACGGAAGGATTAGCGGTCTCTACGCGAGCCCAATCGTACCTAAGCCCAATCGTCATCTCGGTAATATCATCGCTTCCATATTCCAGATCGCCATACTTAACTTCTGTAATAAAGGCATTCCAAAGAGTCCATGTTTCAAGTTTGGCTCCGTTAGAGTCCAGCTGTGAAATTGTTACTGTGCCCAGAGCACTGGTGGCTTTTGCTTTTGAGATTGTCGAAAGCTGATTTGGGTTTGCAGGAGGAGCATAGCCAGACTGAACAATAATATCAGAAAGAGTAGCAGACATGTCTGGCGAGACAGGATCAACCAAAGTTATAGAGACCTCTTCCCATGTTACGGCGCCAGGATAATGAAATTTGTGATTTAAATATGAATGCTCAGTGCTTTCAACTTTAAACGAAGGCTTCCCGGCTGTTTTTGCGTACCAAAGCTGGGCGCCGCCCTGTGCAGCTTGAATGCCTTGAAATTCTACTATAAATCTAAATTTCCTTTTAGGATCTTTAAGTGTTGTGTCTTCACCAAAATTTGTTGACCAGAATGCCATAATTTATAACTCCTCTTATATATTTAATTAGTGTTGTGGGACAAAAAAGCTTGTCCCTTGCTTTTTTTAATCATCGAAAGAAGCACCCGAAGAAGCAATCACAAAGTCAATAGCAATGAACTCAATCGCCCTTGCTGGCTTAACCATGATCTTTGCATACAGAATGTTCTGATCAATCAAATCTGGGGTTGTAGTGGAATCATCGAGAATTAACTTGTATTCAGTGATACCAAATCTTGTTTGAACATTCGCAAGGAATGGCTCAACTAATCCCTTAAAGCGAGTCCAAGTTGCATCGACATTCTGCTCAAAGAGAACCTGAGTAGAAAGAATGGAAATCTGCTTCTTCATGAAGATAACCAACCTTCTAACATTAATTCTATCTAGAGCGCTCTGGCGATCTTGAAGTGTCTTTTGTCCGAATACCACAATCCCTGTTGAAGGAAAAGAGGCGATTGGATTAATGTTATACTCATAAAGAGTATCTCTCTGCTTGGAAGTTAATCTTTCTGTAATTCCAGTAACTGGGATTCCTGCGGCTCCTTCAGTTAGTCCACCACGATTGAAGCCAGCCGGTGCAAACCAAACTTCAGAAGCAGCCTGCGAACTTGCCATAACGCCAAGCATCGCAACACTAGGCGGTACCCAGATAAGCTGTCCGGAAGGATTATCGCGGGTTTGGACCCATGGATAGAAAGTGCACCCATAGCTTGAATCAATTCTTCTATCTCGGAGAGCCGTTGAGGCGTTTTGCGGAGTTGTGCCGATTCTATCTGCTTTAGTGCTCTTATAAGCTTCATGACTTGGAATATATACATCAGCAAGGTCAATAACAGCTAGTGCATCTGCACGATCCTCGCAAACATCAACCATGTGACCGGTTAAAGCATCGAGAGTAAGCCCTGGAGCAGCTAAAACATTCATGTCCAGCAGTTCAGGATCTGCAACGGTGTCAATTGCACGAAGCCATGTCGCATATGCATAGTTTGTCGTCTCGGTTGCGCCGGCCATTCCAGCGTTGTAATAGGGGTCTGGTGCCTTAATATTTTCTCCATCGTGTCCACCAAAGAATGGGGCGACAAAGCTATCCATTCCAGCATTTAGCAGGGTTGTGTAGCTTCCGCCAGCACTAACAGAAGCCTCACGTGCACGGGAACCAGAAGCGTAATAATATCCGTTGGTAACATCGGCATTTAGCTGAATATCATCCATTGTGAACACATAAGACCAAGGATCAATGCCGGCGCCCCAAGAAACTGAAGTTGGATCGTCAGAAATATCGGCAGTCAATCTTCTATGGAAGTCTTCAATTCCTAAGCGACCTCCCCTTGTGCTAGTTTCTGTTCTTCTGCTAGCCATACCAAACGATGCCTTTGTAGCATCAGAAAGCCCGCCATCAGAAGCCGAAACTCTAAGTGGAGCATATGGAAATGATAAAGAAGCTGTCAAGTTCCAGGCTGCAGCT